CCCACGACGTCAAAGAGGCATACATTCAAACCTGGCGTGAAAAACCTGAGTGGGAAGTCTTGGAACAACTGGGCTTGACCGTGGCGATGGAAGATACCACACAATACAGTTGACATTTTGGTTGACCAATAATTGCCAAACTGTTATAATAGTCACATACAAAGCAAAAAGGAGCCAGACATGAGAAAAGCGTTTGAAGGACTGACAACTAAAGAAATCCGTGAAGTGGGCATGTACGGTTGCACTGAAGCACAGATGCGTGAAGCAGTGGAGTCTGGTAGCACTTTCCGTTTTTCAGGACCTGCAATGGTTGTGGCCAGTATGTTGAGCGATGCACAGGAAATGATGGCTTACGAACAGCCCGACTTCAACACCATCGAAGATCAGCGCCAACTGCTGAACCGTGCCAAATTTGTTTTATTCACTTACATCACAGATCGGGAGACAGCATAATGGGAATGATGAGCAGACTTTACACTGACATTCAAGAAATGATCAGCCTCAACTGCACTGAAGATCAAGTTATTGATTTTGTTGTGCAAGAATACGGCTTCAGCATAGGCGAAGCACAAGAGATGATTGCAGAAATTGTGCGCGATGACCTGTTGCAAAACTGCAAGTATGCATGTTGACAACAAATTCGCAATCAACTACAATAACGACTTAACTTACTCCAACCCCCGAAAGGAAACAGCCCATGTCAGCAACGTCAGATGCACGTACAGTAACCAGTGCCCAAGTTCGAAAATCCATCATGCATGCTTTTAAGAAAAAGCGTCCTATGTTTTTGTGGGGTCCTCCCGGCATCGGCAAAAGCGAAGTTGTGGCTGGCATCACAGAAGAACTTGGTGGCTTGATGATTGACTTACGCCTGGGTCAGATGGAGCCCACAGACATTCGTGGTATTCCGTTTTACAACAAAGATTCAGGCAAGATGGACTGGGCTCCTCCTGTGGAAATGCCCGACGAAGCTACTGCCAGCCAGTACCCTGTGGTGGTGCTGTTCTTGGACGAGATGAACTCGGCTCCAGCCAGTGTGCAGAGTGCCGCGTATCAGTTGATTTTGAATCGACGCATTGGCAAGTACAAACTGCCTGACAATGTGGTGATGGTGGCAGCAGGCAATCGTGAAAGTGACAAAGGTGTCACCTTCCGCATGCCCACTCCGTTGGCAAATCGTTTTGTTCACCAGGAAATGCGTGTGGACTTTGCGTCATGGCAAGAGTGGGCAGTCAAACACAACATCCACAAAGACGTGGTGGGTTACTTGAGTTTTGCCAAGCAGGACTTGTATGACTTTGATGCCAAGTCTAGTTCACGTGCGTTTGCCACACCACGCTCATGGAGTTTTGTAAGTGAGTTGTTGGCGGATGAATGTGACGAGGACACTGAAATGAACCTGATTGCAGGTACTGTGGGCGAGGGTCTTGCAGTTAAGTTCAAGGCTCACCGCAAAGTGTCTGGCAAGATGCCCCAGCCCTCAGACATCTTGAGTGGCAAGGTCACAGACTTGACGGTGAAAGAAGTGTCGGCCATGTATTCATTGGTTATCTCCATGTGTTACGAACTCAAAGACTCTATAGAGCAAAAGAAAGTTTCGGACAAAGAGTTCCATGAAATGTCAAACAACTTTTTGGCATACATGATGAAGAACTTTGAAACTGAACTGGTGGTGTTGGGTGCTCGTATTGCATTGACCACATACATGTTGCCAATGCAGCCTACCAAGATCAAGGTGTTCGACGAGTTCCATGCTCGTTACGGCAAGTACATTTTGCAAGCCAGTTGATGGGGTGGGTGGCGCAGTTTTACAGGGCTGTGGCTGTGTCACCCTTTTTATATCATAGTATAATAACATTATAAACCGTAATATTTCATCAAAAGAGATGATTGTAATCATTGGCGACAGTTGGAGTTGTGGTGAATGGATAACACCTGTTTTAGGCGGAGATCCAGTTAGTCATAAAGGATTACAACAATATCTCATTGACTATCAATATCCGGTTATAAATTTAGGGCGTGGCGGTGATAGCAATTTTGGTAGTTACTTACGTCTAAGAGACTTCTTAAAAAGTGGTATTTTACAGTACACAGAAAAAATTACTCATGTGTTATACTTTCAGACTGAATGGCACAGAGATTATATGCATAATTATTATTATACACGTGAACTGAATAATCTACACAAATATACATGGACATTTCCAAAAACACCTAACAGCATACAAGAAATTAATCATCTAGTACTTAATACCATATGTAATTGGCAATTTGGCCTGGTTGATCTTGCACAACAATACAAATTTAAAATTGGATTGATAGGTGGAGCATCTGACACTATCTGGCTTGATAAATTTGCCCAGGAATATCCCGGCTTAGAGATTCTGTGCCAAAGCATGACCAATCTTTGCATCAACAACACTCATCGTATTGATAAACCTATATATCATGTTTCCGGACAGTTGATTGACCAATTTAAAACTGGTCTCAAAAACATTGAAGACACAAAGGAACTGCTGACTGATATGGATTCTATTCTTTTCAGGCTTGACCAATGGAATATCAATCGAAAATATTTTTGGCCTGACGGAAACCATCCCAATAGATTAGGACATAAAAAATTATTTAATTTTGTTATGGACACTGAATTTTTAAAAATTAAAAATGAATTATAAAATTGTTCAATTAGATGGTCGTCATGCTTGGAGCAAGATCTACCGGTACACCATTGAGTTCCCCAAGGGCACATACAGCAGTGGTGTGTTGGAGTTTGACCGAGCTCGGCGTTGGTTCAACCGCACATATGGTTGGAGCACAGATGTCCGAACACAGAATGAAATTGCTGAACAACTGAATGATCGGGTACCTTCGAGCCATCAATCAGATGATCTAAATCTGGCCTGGGCCTACAGCACTGAGTATCGCAACTACCGAATCTACGTGGCGTCAGATAAGGAACTCATGTTCTTTGAACTTGCACATTCAGGCACTGCATAATGTCTTATCGGGTCACCACCAAGCGGAATCTTATTATCTTTCACAACCCTGAAGAGTGGCTCACAGTACTGGTCCGCCTTGAGAAAGATTTTGGTCATGCCATACGCATGCGGCATATCATGCGGCGTGAACTGGGTTTTACTGCACGTGATCATCAGGGACTTGAACGCAATCGCACTATCGTTGACATGATGGATAGTCATCACGTCACAGCACCAACAGGTTATCATTATGAACAGCAAGTGCATTTGGACTTCTACACCGAGTCCGCACAGTCGTGGTTCATACTAAAGTATTTGTAATACTCAAGTACTACATTGACCATTAATTCAACTCGTGCTATAATACATGAAACAAACAAGGAATCGCATGCACTATTTTAACCCTGACATACTACATGCCACAGCAGGCACCACTGCTACAAAAGATGACGCAAAGAAGTTTGCTAACTTGATCGGTCCCATGGACGCCAAGCTGGATCGTGTGGTGCGTGAAAAATTAGTTTCAGCCCGTGTGGGCCTGTTGCTCAAGGCCAGTTTCTTTGGTAACCTTGCCACAAGACTCAAACTGATCAATGCTGATGAGTGGTGTGCCACAGCCGCAACAGACGGCAGAAATTTTTACTACAACACCCGCTTCATTGAGATGTTGCGTCCCAAAGAAATTGAGTTCTTGTTTGGACATGAAGTGTTGCATTGTGTGTATGACCACTTTGGACGCAGAGGTGATCGTGACCCACAGTTGTGGAACATTGCCAATGACTATTGTGTGAACGGTGATTTGGTCAAACACAATGTGGGTGAGAAGATCACCAGTGTACCTTGCCTGTATGATCGCAAGTATGACGGCATGAGTTCAGAAGAAGTGTACGATGCCTTGTATGAAAATGCCGAAAAAATCGACATTGGCAAACTGCTGGATCAGTTGATTGACGAGCACTTGGACGGTGAAGGTGATAGCGACGGAGATCAAGAAGGTGAAGGCCGGGGTCGTCCTAAACTGAGTGCCGAGGACAAACAAGCCATCAAGGACGAGATCAAAGAAGCCATGCTGGCGGCAGCGGCCACAGTAGACGGTGCTGGTAACTTGCCCGCAGGTGTCAAGCGCCTGATCCAACAGCTGACAGAACCACAGTTGAACTGGCGTGAGATTTTGCGCATGAATTTGGAGAGCACTATCAAAGCCGACTACACCTGGATGCGGGCCAGTCGCAAAGGTTGGCACATGGATGCTGTGATGCCAGGCCAAAAGCCCGATGAAATGATTGATGTTGCAGTGATGCTGGATGCGTCTGGTTCCATCAGCCCGGACATGCTACGGGACTTCTTGAGTGAAATCCAAGGCATCATGGACTCGTTCCCTAGCTACAAGATTCATGTGGCCACGTTTGATACCGACTGCTACAACCCTGCACAATATGACTCGGACAATCTTGACAGCATAATTGACTACGAAGTGTCCGGTGGCGGCGGTACTGACTTTGATTGTATCTTTACCTACTTGAAAGATCAAGAGATCACACCACGCCGACTGATTGTGTTCACAGACGGCTACCCGTTTGGAAGTTGGGGTGACGCTGAATACTGTGACACCACTTGGATCTTGCATGGCACGACAACCATTGTGCCACCCTGGGGTACACATGCCTACTATGACGAGAACAAGAAGGATTGAGGAGTGCCAGAATGAAACCTAAAATAATTGACATTGACCGAGTGGGCGACATCGCTGTGACTGTGTTTCACAAACTGGCCTTGTTTGGAATTGGTGCAGCCACAGTGTGGGCCGCTGGTTGGACCTTTGTGGATCTGTTTGCCAACCATCATGCCAGTATCAGTGACCTGTTGCTGATGTTTATCTATTTGGAAATTGGTGCCATGGTGGGTATCTATTTCAGAACCAATCACATGCCTGTGCGTTTTCTGTTGTACATTGCTATCACAGCACTAACTCGACACATGGTAGATATCATGAGCCACTTGCCCATTCGTATAGATGAAATGTTGGCAGTGGCCGGCAGCACATTTGTGATTGCTGTGAGTGTGCTGGTTGTGAGATACACCAGTGCTAGATTTAGCAGTGATCGAAAGGAAGAAGAAGTATGAACAAACGAATTAGAGAACTTGCTACACAGGCAGAGTTTTCGGAAAATGACTTGCATATTCAAGGTGATAATTTTCAATACTTTGCCGAGTTGATTGTGCGTGAATGTATGAAAGAAGCTTGGGATGAAATTGTTGCCGATGAAGAAATTGCTCAGGAAAAAGATCCATTAATTAGGGAATACCTAACAGGCAATAATCAAGGTATCGTAGATGCGGTTGTTAGATTTAGAAATCATTTCGGAGTTGAATAATGAAGAATGAATTAGCAAAGGCTGTGGTATTTTTTGTGATAACTATGATGCTTTCATTTGCATTTATATTGCACAAGAACGATTGGACTGTGTTCTTCAACGGCAGTTATCACAAAATCATATAAGGAATCACAATGTTTTCAGTATTGAAATTTTTTTACATCCTGTTCCAGGCCTTTAGAGATGGACTCAATCCCAATCTCAACAGTCTCAGACACGCACCCACCTATTTAAAATACTATACCAGTATTGTGTTGGCCTGTTTTTGGTGCTTGGCATTTGGCATTTACATAGGTGAACTATTGACCATTGGCTACAACATGCTGGGACACATTGCTCTAATCACCATGGCATTCAGTACCGGCTTGATCATGCGTGTGTTTAGAAAGACCTATGGCCCACGAATGGGTACAGATCAATTCTTACGCATGCCAGATCGAAGCAGTCGTTGTGATGAACTCACAGATGAACAGCGCCTGAAAAAAGCACATGAATGGAACAATCGCAATGTTTGGAATGATCCTGTGATCAGTCAAAAAGATAATCTAGCAAGCACTAGCGATATTAAATAAGTTTTTATAAAGGAATCAAAATGAAATCATTTGTATTGGCCGCAGTGGTGTTTTTTGCAGTGCCGGCACAGGCACAGGATGCTGTGTCAGGAAAAATTAAATATGCCAGTTGCGGTGCTTGCCACGGCGCACAGGGGCAAGGCGGAGTAGGTCCAAAACTTCAAGGTCAGAAGGCCGAAGTGATTGTTAAAAAACTCACAGCCTACAAGAACAAACAACAAGTTGGACCTCAAAGCCAACTCATGTGGGGTATCGCCGCAGGATTGTCGCCTGCTGACATGGCCAATATTGCCGCATACACATCCACATTGAAGTGATATGAACACAATCTTTAAAAACTATTGGCAACGATTACCAGATTTAGATTGGAGCCATATCCTGCTGAGGATTCCCTTGGCACTGGTGTTTATCACACAGGCCCTAAGTAAAATGCCATTTGATGCCGCAGGTGGAGCAGCCTTTGGAGTGCCCGCATTGGTATGGTGGTTTGTGGTGTATGGTGAATTTGCCGCAGGCGTGGGCTTGTTGGCAGGCGGATTGGCCACACTACCTCGAATCAGAGACATGCCGGCAGTGGCAGTGATAGGTGACATGCTGACTCGCTTCAGTGGTATTGTGATGTGCTGTATTGCCACTGGTGTTATTTGGACTGTGATTAAACCCGAAAGCCTGCTGGTTTTTATTGTGTCTGATTACTTGCACTTCAGTCTTTGGGCAGGTGGCTTGTATTTCGCTCTACGGGGCAACTGGGCTGTGGCAGTGAACAAGAAATGAATTTAGTCAAATGGATATGTTTTGCCATCATGTTCGCAGGTGCTGTGGTAGTCAGTTTCAATCTGGATCCCATCGCAGGTATTATATTGTTGTTTGCGGGCAATGCCGCTTGGTTGGGCACTGCGGTATATCATAGAGATTGGCCCAGTGCTGCCAACTTTGCCATGTTGGCCACAGTATGGTTGGTTGGATGTGTGAAATATTATACAGGGAGTTGAATAATGGCTAGTATTATTTCTGTAGCAATTATTTTGTTGATTGAATTTGGAACCAAGGTGTAATCATGTGGGCATTGATAATTGCATTTGTAGTTGACATTGCGCCACCTGAATCCAAATACATTCAGTTGGCCGAGACAAAAACATACCAAGAGTGTAGAGATTTGTCTAAGATATTAAAAGCCCATGGACTTACTGATGGTGTATTCTTATTCTGCGTGGAGAGACAATGATATTTGCATTAGGCATGATAGTGGGCATTTTGTTAGGCATAATAATTTACTTTTTGATTCGTCGCTGATGGGCAATCTACTAGGACAAATAGCATGATTCAATTTGAATGGTTTGTATACGGTGCCATGTTTGGATTTGTGGCGCCTTACGTCTGGCCTTTGATCAGCCGTTGCATTGAAGAAGCACGTATAGCACGAAGAGACTGGCCCAAGAGCAATGAACACCATTGATCAAATCATCAACAGGATCAAGCGTCTAGAACCATTTGTGGTCAAAGTATCTGTTCCTGAAGGTTTTGCATTTTCGGGTGCAGTGCCGTTTGACATGGAAATTGTGGGATCAACTGCCATGGTCACTGTGTGGGCCGCAAGCGAAGCAGAAGCTGTGCGCAGAGCCGAAGAGTTCTTCCAAAATACACCATAAAATATTTCGTTGGTGTTTTCTTGTCTTAAATATTTGTATGGAAAATATTCAACTCACACTAGCCGATTTGGCATCAATCAAAAACTTAATCGAAGCTGCTACCGAACGTGGTGCTTACAAGGCTGCTGAATTAAGTGTTGTAGGTGGCATCTATGACAAGCTGACTGCTTTCTTAGCTGCATCACAAGCACAATTGGCTGCACAAGCCGAACCCACACAAGGAGCATGACAATGTTAAAACACATAGGACGACACGGTGACCGCAAGGTTGCAATCATATTTAGAGAACTGCCCGGCGAGGACCACATGTGCCTGGTGATCTACCCTGACACATTGCCCACTCACATTCATAACACCATTATGAGTATTTTGGAATCAGCTCCTGGACAACAGAGTCCTAACTTGGCAGATGTGTTGCATCGTAACCTGTTGCCGGATGGTAGAGTTATTTTACAAGCCTTGCACAACGAAGGCATGTTAAAGAAGATTCAAACCAATCAGGTGATTGTTACTCCCACAGCACAAAGCAACGTCAAGCTGGATGAGCTGAACAAGATTGTGAAGGAAATGGAATCAGGTGATGCAGCTCTCAAACGCATGCAGGAACTGGATGCCAACGCTGGCTTTGTGGATCCTGTTGTGAAACGCAAGGCTGAAAAAGCATTCAAAGAAGGACGTCTGTCCGAAGCCGAAGCCTTGGTTGCTCCTGCCACAGGCGCACTGGATGATCAATCACTGGCGGCCAACATGCTGGCACAGGCCAAACGCATGGAAGCGGATGCCAAAGGTCTAGTTGCCGAAGCTGCCAGAATGAAAAAGGAAGCACAAAAGATGTTCCCTGCTGTGAACATGAAAGCTGCTAAAACTGCACCCGTGGCTCCTGCCGTTGAACAACCTGCGCCTAAAACACGCGGTCGTAAGAAGGCAGTGGCTGATGCAGTTCAGTGATGAGTTCCTGGAACGGTGGGAACACATCATTGACGATGTAGACATTACTGATGTGCCACTGGAATGTATTAAAAAAGTTGTGATCAAGTTACATGGCAAGCGACAACGCACCATTAACTTGAGCATGCTACGACGTCAAGGGCTTGACTTTGAGGAAATTGAAACCATCATGACAAGAACCTTGACCGAACTAGGTGATGCTGTGCGTGACGTTGATTTTATACTAGACGTTGGTGCTATTGCCACCATTGTACAACCCGAGACAGACAAACTACTCAAAGACTTATGAATGTTCGCTTACTCAGCTATAGTCAACCTACCCAGGAATTTGCAACTCAAGGCATTGGCGATGCGCAGGAACTCATTGCGTACTGCGCCCGTGTCAGCAATCCCTCCAACCAATTCAACACAGACACTAGCGAGAAACTCATCCGGTACCTGGTCAGACACCAGCACTGGAGTCCCCTCGAAATGGTTTCAGCTTGCATGGAAATTACGACAACAAGAGATATTGCGCGGCAAATGCTCCGACACAGAAGTTTCAGCTTCCAGGAGTTTTCGCAACGCTATGCTGACCCAACAAAGGATCTTGAATTCGTACTACGCGAAGCCCGACTGCAAGACACCACAAATAGACAAAACAGCATAGAGCTTGTGCAAGACACACCCGAAGCACGTGTCTTGGCCATTGGATGGCAGCATGCTCAACAACGTGTGAAACTGGCCGCCATTGAAGCCTACCGCTGGGCCATTGAAAATGGCATTGCCAAGGAACAGGCTCGTGCGGTGTTACCCGAAGGCATGATGTCAAGCCGACTGTACATGAACGGCACACTAAGATCATGGATTCATTTTATTGAATTGCGATCAGCCAACGGCACACAAAAAGAGCACCAGGCGGTGGCTCAGGCCTGTGCCGAAGCCATTGCGGCAATATTCCCAATGGCATCAGATTTAGTTGCAAAATAGCCACTGGTGTGCTAAAATACACACATGTCTCACAACACCATTCAATCACCAGAATACCAAGTGATCAACGATCGAGTTGAACGCATTTCAAACATTGTGGTACACGAATTTAGCATGGGAGATGTAGATGATCCAGACCTGTATGCGGCGCAGCCAATAAGTGAATGGCAAGACAGTGCTGCCGGTCAGTTTGTAATGACTCATGCTGTGGAGAAACCTTATTGGACACGCCGGGTCGATCAGTACAGTTATGGATATCAGTATGCCATAGTGGCCAGAATGCGTGAGCCAGATCAAACATTTTTTAGGTTGAAATTCAAATGACATTTTTAGTAACAGGCGGCTTAGGCCTTATTGGGCATAATGTAGTACAACGACTGCAAGCACGTGATGAACAGGTGGTTGTATTAGATACCAAAACCACTTACTTTGATTTTATTCCTCAAGAGGAACTTGACTACTTGATGGCCGAGCGACAAAAAAAAATTGCGCCAGACACCAAGATCGAGTGCTATGATATTTCAAATTTTTGGACCTGCGATTTGGCAGTACAAAACCACAAGCCCCGGGTCATTATTCACTGCGCCAGCTACCCTAGACAAAAGGCCGTGAATCACAAGCCAACTGAGGCTGCTGATGTTATGATGAGGGGTCTGGTCAACATGCTTGAGAGTGCCAAAAAACACGGCATTGAACGATTTGTGTACATCAGTTCAAGCATGGTGTACGGCAACTTTGAAGATGATGTGCTAGAGGATGATCCATGCCATCCGCAAGGACAGTATGGTATTTTAAAATTATGTGGAGAAGAACTTGTTAAAGATTATGCTCGCCGCTGTGGCTTTGAGTATGTTATTATTCGCCCTAGTGCTGTATACGGACCTCTTGACGTGGCGGATCGAGTCATTGCAAAATTTATGCTTGCCGCCATGCGAGGCAGCACTCTTTGTGTTAATGGGGCAGGGGAGACACTAGACTTTACCTATGTGGATGATGCTGCTGATGGTATCGTTGCCGCAGCCACACGCATCATGTGTCGTAATATGACATTCAACCTCACCAAGTCGCATAGTGTAAGTTTACTAGAAGCTGCTGAAATGATTGTTAAAATTGTGGGTCGAGGCACCATTGAAGTGCAGGACCGGGATGAAGACTTTCCAAGTCGAGGTGCGCTAAACATTGATCGTGCTCGAACCATCTTGAGTTTTGATCCCAAAGTAGACGTAGAAGAAGGATTCCAAAAGTATTATGAGTGGCTGAGCCAGTCAGATTATTGGAACAATAAAATTTAATCACTGGCTACTAGATTGCGTTTCATAAACGCATAAGCGGCCAGCCACGACCACTCGTAACTCTTTTTAAGTTCCGCAAAATCTCCTGCTACTGAGTCATAGTATTCCACCGCATCTTCTGCACCTATATGACTCCACTTCACTTGATCGTTATCGTGATTTTGTATCAACCACTGATGCATACGATGTTCGCTTTCTACATCGGGTAGACTGGCTCTTAACTTGATCACTTCACGAAATGCAGTACGCCAGGCTGTCCAAGGCGATTGGGTATATTCTGCGGTACCAGAAAGTACAGGAATCACCTGGTGCAACTGCTCGGTGGCAAAATCCAAAGTTTGACCAGCTGTTTGCAACACCAAGTTGCGATTGTAGGCAATCATGGCCATGTGCCCGTATTGTAAACCATTGATAGGATTGTGTGCATGGAAAATATAATGTTTGGCCTGTTGCATGCGATCTGGCTGCCAACTCCAATCAAACCGTTCATCAACTGATAATTTTGCCGGCACACGAAAATACCAGGCTGTGTTTGAGGCAGCAGCACCTGCTTGTTCAGATTGTACTCGACCATTTATTCGATCCACACGATACAGTCGATTTGGTAATTTTTTAACCTGGTGACTCAAGTGATCATAATGCCGATCGGCCATTGGCTCCCCGTTTGAAACAAACACAATGTCCAGCGGAGCGTCTTTTAAAATTCGTTGTGAACGGTCAATGTAGGAATAGTCATACAACTGTGTCTTTATGTAAGGCACAGCCACACGTGGCACCACAACTGTGCCTGCACCGCTGCTGACAGGCACAATGGTTTTGGTCTGTTCACGCCATAATGGCACAGTGACTAGATCTCCAGGTATGTAGTCATGGTTGGTAAATGTAGCAAGTGGGCCTGCCCACTGTGTTGTTTTTACTGCATTTATTTGGTCGTCATCATCATGTTGAATCACAGGCATGGGACGTCGTGGTACCGACCGTCGAGTCACATAGTTCACACTGTACCATTCCAATAACTGTTTCTTCTCTGCTCGTTCAGCAAATGTGGGCACATGCATGTAGAACGTATCGCCAAACTTTTCCCGGTCTGATGCAAATACATGCAACATTGTGCTTTGCCAAGTTTCCGGGTGCCACGAGAAGTCAAAGTCAGTGTAGTCACAGATACTGCTACACACCCATACGTGTTCGTACTCGCCTACAAGGCTCTTGGCCAAGCGTATCAAGGTGTCTCTGTAGTTGTCAAAGTAACGCACCTTTCGAACCGTTCCTTCTATGCAGCCAGCATTGCCATCCAGGTGATCAATTTCAAATACAGGTGCAGCTTCTCGCTTGACTTCGGCTCGCATCATATCCACATACTTGAACTCAGTGGCACCGGGCATACGATACTGTGGACCACCGGTCTTTTGGTGTTGTGTGGCAAACTGATAGATATAATCTGGTTCGCCCGGATCTGGGACCCACGAAAAATCCATATCGGTTAGATCGATATGTTTTGGAATATGCCAGTTGGTCATGTCTGTCAATAACTTGGCCACAGGACCTGGCATGTATTTTCTGTCAGTTGCACCGGGCATGTGATATTCTACTGTGGGCATTTTTTCTGCTGGCCACCATTGGTTACCAAACACATAGATGTAGGGCGGGCTGCCAGGTTCGGGTTGCCAGGTATAGTCCCATTCCGAGTCTATGACGGTGTGCCAGTGGTTGTCGTGGCGCGGCAACAACTGTGCAGGAATATCCATGTATTTGTGTTCTGTAGCACCTGGCATGTGATATTCTACTGTGGGCATAACTTCTGCCGAATAGTACTGATTGCCAAACACATAGTTGTATGGAGGTGACCCAGGATCGGGTTCCCACGACCAATCAAAGTCTGCAGGATAGTGCTGTACAAAACGTGCCGGATCTCCACTGCGACAAGCACGTGGATGATCCATGTACTTGATTTCAGTGGCACCTGGCACACAGTATCTCAGTGCTGGACGCTGTTCCGGTGTGAGCCACTGATTGCCGAACACGTAGATGTAAGGTGGATCAGTAGGGTTGGGCCTCCAGGAATAGTCAAACTGTCGGATGTCGTCTAACAATTCCCAGGCAGTGATATCTTGTGCTAGAGTAGCAACAATATCATCAACATACTTGATTTCAGTGCCGCCGGCATTGTATACCACAGTGGGTTCCAACACAGCCGAGTTCCACTGATTACCAAACACGTACATCATCGGTGGATCAAATGGATTTGGTTCCCACGAGTAATCAAATTTGCTCACTGCTAAATTATGACCAAACAGTTGGGGTTGCGGAAGCCTTGTTGTGCGACGATCCATGTACTTGACTTCTGTTGCGCCTGGAACAACGTATTTGACACTGGCTTTGAACTCAGGCGGATTCCACTGATTGCCCCACACATAGATATAAGGCGGATCTTTAGGATTAGGCACCCAGGACCAGTCCCAGGCAGCTCGATCAATTTCCTCTTCGACTGTCCAATTGTCTAAACAATTTTCTAGCGTAGCAACGTGCGAGTCAACAAACTTGTCTTGTGTGGCATCTGACATTTGGTAAACAACAGTGGCCATTTCTGTGCCGGGCCAATGCTGATTGCCAAACACATAGTTATAAGGTGGTTCTGTAGAATCTGGATGCCATGAATAGTCAAAGCCCTGTAGTGCTTGTAGTTTTTTAAATGACTGTTTGTTGGGTAGTCTGCGATGTTGTATTTCTACATACTTGCGTTCGGTTGCGCCGGGCACAGTGTATAATGCGCCACCATTGGGCTGCCATTGTGTGGCGAACTCGTAGATATACGGAGCATCGTGGGGATCTGGGTGCCAACTAAAATCTATACTGTTTCGATCCACAGTATCAGGAACAACCCAGTTTTCGTAAGCTGGTTTGATACGTGCTGGTTGATCCATGTACTTGCGTTCTGTTGCGCCCGGTACATGATACTCCACTGTGGGCATCTTTTCTGCACTCCACCACTGGTTACCCCACACATAGATATAAGGAGGATCGCCCGGATCGGGTTCCCAACTCCAATCAAACTCACAAGGATACAAACAAGTGAATCGGCTTGAATCGGGCAATCGCACAGTGCGAATGGTGTCCATATATTTTTTTACAACAGCACCAGGCACATGATATTCCACACTGGCACGAATTTCAGCAGGCCAATGCTGATTGCCAAACACATAGATCATTGGCGGATCAAACGGATTTGGGTGCCAGCGGAACACAGGATCCGCAGGGTCTACTGTATCATACACTTTCCAGTCCTGCCGATTGGACTGTGTGCGGACAACAAATGCGTCCATGTACTTGCGTTCAGTTGCGCCAGGAATTCTATACTCCGGACCGCCCACACGGTCCCAATCCCACTCTACCGGGAATTCATATATGTAAGCAGGATCAGTGGGGTTAGGTGCCCATCTGAGATTTATACTGGCAGGATCAATCCATTCGGGAATATGCCAAAAATCAACATTGGGCAGTCTGTGAACTTGATCATCTGTGTGGTAATTTGTTTCTGTATATCCATCCTTGGGTATAAGATAAACTCCAGCATCCAGTTGATATTGATCCAACCAGGCATGACGTTGATCAGCCTGCCACGGCACAGGCTCCCAAAGAAAATCAAAGTCACTATAGTCCGCTAAGTAGTGTATCCACCAGAAATACCTTGTGCGACTCAACTTCTGTGCATGTTCGATGCTGTCAGCTGCTCGCTCGTGTGCAACCACTCCTGGTTTTGTTCCTGAATAAAATACGTCAAACATGATTAGAATAGATGAAATTTACCACCATACTTTTTGGCCCTGGGTGCGACAACATCGGCCGGGAATGAGAGTTTATTATTGTGATCCATTTGGTAGAAGTGATGCCGACAGTGTGGTGAACCAAGGTATAGATGACATCTGCGAACACAATTATATATTCTTTTTTGACCAAGAGCCTATTCATTTGAACATACACATGCCTACCTTTGAGGAAATTCGTCGTGGGAGAAATCCAGACATACACTGGAATTTTCCCAAATCCGATCCAGGCTATCTAGTGACCAGTGAAAAAGATTCAGACTCGGTGGATCAAGTTTGTGCTCAATACCATTGGACTCCTCTGTATTATTTTTTTCATGGCTGGGCGTCACTGGACTGGTATCGCGGCTACAATCAAACGTTTTTGATAGTTCCGCCTGCTCAACGAACAATTACCCGAACATTCATAGCACCCAATCGCATCATAGCCGGTGAACGCAAGCATAGATTGGAAATGTTGTACCATATATTCAAAAACAACATGCTGGACAATCACATCAGCTGTCCAGCTGTGTGTCCTGCGGAAAATATCAGCATACTAGAAGCTGTCAAATCGTTGAATCAAAAGTATCCGGACATTGAATCTGTATTTGCGCAACAGTCATTGCCCATTAACTTTGCAGGAGAAGCAGATCATCCCATGCACAGTTGTTGGCTCAGTTTGTTTGATGAATCTGCTGAAAGTTTGTTATACTTGGTTACTGAGACTGTGGCCACAGGACGTAGACATCATTTGACTGAAAAGACATTCAAACCAATTGCTCTGGGCATGCCGTTTGTGATTGTGGGAACTCAGGGCAGTTTGAAATACCTGCGCAGTTATGGCTTCCGAACGTTTGAAGGCATATGGGATGAAAGTTATGATCAAGCCGAAGATGATGTACGCATCGAGCGCATTGCCAGTCTGCTGCGTAGCTTAGATGAATTGCCCACAGAGGCCAAGCAAGATTTGTTTGATCAAGCACAAGAAGTAATCAAACACAATTGGGATCATTTTTACGGTGGCGGCTTTGAGTCTGTGTTATGGCAAGAACTACAGGACATGTTGAATGACATTGAATTTAGTCGCTGACAAAACTGTCAAAGGCAAAATATACCCGGCGCTGACTTGTCATGAGGCCTGGCCCTATACCCCGGGCTGGCGCGAGTTTGGCCAACACTGGCCCTATACCACACCATTGCGACTGCAAGAATACTGTGCAGAACATTCAGTGCCTATTAATATATTTTCAATTGAAGATCAATTGCCTAACAACACTTACTACCCCATCTGTCTGGGATTCTTTGATTTTGATATTAATTATATTGCATTGTTGCCCACCGAAGTTGGTGAAAAACTAAAGCAAAAACAACTTCGACTGTTGTTTTATTATCATGAAGGTGATAATCCACAACGTATTAAAAATAGGCTGGATGCATTGTGTCAGGCTCATAGCATGCCTGCCAATTGCTATGTGTTTGTCAGTTCCAATTCAACAGCTGATCGATTGCCAGGATTTGTGACCTTTCATGATTTTGAGTTATGGTACTACCAGCGCAATCTTGAGGTCACAGCATTGCCTGCACATGATCAACCAAGAGAACGTGATTTTACCTGTTTGAGTAGAATACACAAATGGTGGCGTGCCACTGCCATGGCCGACTTGTGGCAGAGTGGATTGTTGGACAATTCATACTGGAGTTATTGCGAGACTGCGTCTGGCGAGGATGATGATTGCCCCATCGAAGTAGATGCAATTTCTCGATTGAGATATGAGCGCAAGAAATTCCTAGAAGGCGCACCATACATCAGCGACGAATTGAACTTCGAGCAATCAAACGATCACAGTCGATTGATTGAGAAGTATCATGTCAACAGTTATTGCAACATTGTGTTGGAAAGTCAATTTGATGTGGATCAGTCAGGTGGGTGTTTTGTTACAGAAAAAACATTCAAACCCATCAAACATGGACAAATGTTTTTCATAGCCGGTGGTGCTGGGAGTCTACAGGCTCTGCGTGATCTTGGTTATCGGGTGTTTGATGGCATATTGGACAATCAGTACGATCTCGAACACAATCACACTCAGCGTTGGATCATGCTCACAAAGGCCATATATGATGCTCGACAAAATTTGCCGGCCTTGTTCGAACAGTGTCGATCTGACATAGAACACAATCAACAGTTATTTGTGTCGTCAAAGACTGAACGTTTAAATACCCTAATCAAGGAAATCAATGAATCCCATTAACTCTTACACCAGCTGGCAACCACTTGAAGAAGTCATTGTGGGCCGTGCATACACGCCAGACTATTTTGACTTTATTGAAAATGCGCAGGTGCGCAATCAACTGCAACAAATTCTTGCTGAGACCGAAGAAGATTTGACCAATTTGCAAAAGACCATTGAAACTTATGGTGCTCGAGTACGTAGACCTGACCTGCCTGACAAGCATGATTTTCAACGTGATCAAATGAAAGGCAATGGTGCGCCGCTGCCGCCGCTCACACCGCGAGACTGGCAGATCACACTGGGCAACAAACTGTTGCGTGTGCTGGCTGTGCAAGAACTCGATACACTGTGTGTAGAATATGAAAAAGCTGGTGGCACAGTGATCAATCCGCATGGGCCAACAGGCTGGGATGAAAATTGTATTCTCAATCAAGCATCAGCGTCATGCATTGTGCGTGTGGGTCGTGATGTGTTTTTTGACAACTCGGACTTTTTGCGGCCAGATCAAACACGCTGGATAGTGGACAATGTGTTGGGACCAGAATATAGAGTACACGAGGCTGTGACAGACGGACACGGTGATGCTGTGTTTGCTATACTCAAGCCTGGTGTGTTGTTGTCAAGCAAACATGATGTCAACTTGGATTTGGCCAAAGACTTCCCTGGCTGGGACGTTTGCAAAATCTGGGATAGTTCGATCTGGGCTGCTATGGAAGTTGGCAAGTTCAAATACGAACAATCGCCGGGCGCATGGTATGTACAAGGACAAACTCCCACACCAGAGTTCACAGACTTTGTGAACACCTACTTGACCAAATGGATTGGTTTTGTGGCCGAAACTGTGTTTGATGTCAACTGTTTAGTGCTGGATGAGTCGCATGTGATCTTTTCAGCATACAACCGAGAAGTATTTGACTATTGTCGCCGGCATCGGATAGAACCTATCATCAGTGAACTGCGACACAGCTATTTCTGGGATGGCGGCATCTCATGCTGTACACAAGACATACGCCGACGCGGCGGATTAGAAACTTATCTATAATACACTGCTTGGTCAAATGCATGTTCGTTTACTTGATCAGACTTTTGCAAAATACTGTTGTAAACCATTTCAGCAAAAACAAAATTTCCATTGTCAGTGAAATGATTACAAGAATGATTCATTTTAGACAACTCGTTGTTCTGACTAAACTTCGATAGTTGCACTAACTCTGTTGATATGTGTATTCCTTCAAGGTACGATCTTTCATCTTGATTGCTAGTAAAACAATGCAGATGCACAACTGTTTTGTCTTTGAGCAGTTGATTCAGTTCTTTGTACCAGTTTATACTGCACCATGTGTTGAAATCGTAGTCTGACAAATACTTAATATAAAAATCATTCAAGTCTTGATTGTACCCCTGTGCCCAACCTGGATTCCCTGTCAGAGATCTATATATGTCAGTATGGCAAATTACAAAAATGTCGGTTTTCTTGAATTGTTTTGTTTGAGCATACTTGAATAAATCAACACGCGACGGCCACCATCCGCAGCCTGGATATCCGTGTCCTTGAAGCGTTAGGTCTAGCATTTGCGCTAACTTTGCCGGCCAATGATTATTAATATCCTGCCTGTAGAAGCAAAAACTATCACCGGTGATGTAAAGATTTTTTCTTTTCATGAACATACCTTTATAAGCATGAAATATTTATATTGCTGTATCACAACCAATCGGAGTAATTTTATTATTTGACGGCTTTGATTCCGTACAGCAAAGAAATTTCTTTGACCAGACCTTCAGCAAATTGTTGATCAGTGTCGTACACCCAGTGATACCGTGTTTCAAATTTGGCCTTGCTGAATAGACCTTGCCACATTTTGTTGCCCAAGATACTGTAGTGGTTGGGGTTGTTTTCGTGCATCCAAGTGCGTTGATTATCAGGCGCAGGTACTTCAATAAATGCCTGGCCGCCGGGCTTCAACACACGGTGAAATTCATACAGTGTAAACAGCGGATAAGGACTGTGTTCCAAGGCATGTCTGCACCAGATAAAATCCACGGAGTTATCCTCCCAGGGCAAGTCACTCATGTCAGCATGTGTTATTTTGAGACCTGCTGATTCACATGCTGCCACATCGTCAGGACTGAGTGTGACTCCTGTGACATCTTGATAGCCCAATTTATGTGCGGCTTGTGCAAACAAGCCTGGACCACATCCTATGTCAATGATGCAGGCTTCGTGTTGCAAATCAAACTCAGGCAAAAATTGTTTGGCAAACTCAGGGATGATTTGATCATGAAATCCCCCAGGCACCTCACTGTAAACAGTGCTCAGGGCCTGTTGATTATAGCGTTGGAATTTTTCAAAATTCATCTGACGTTACCTCTTTGGTATAGAATCTACTGACATCATTATCATCAGGCCCTGTAACAGGTGTCAGTGGCAATTCTGTCAGTACTTTTGGCCAAGCAATGATGGACATCAATCCTGACATTCCAAATACATTTTCAGCATTGCCGGCAAAGTTATTTGGGTTGTAGTTGTTGATCTGTGCCCAATAAAATCGATAGCCCAAAGGCTCCAAAAATTCGTATATCTCTCGCAGTTGATTAGATTCATGTGCTTCATAAAAGATCACTGGACATTTCTGTTGTATGATTTTTTTGCATCCTTGCAACACCTGAAGTTCAGAGCCTTCTACATCTATCTTGATCATGTCTGGCAAGTCCAGTCCAGCTGTGTCTAGGGCAATGGCGGTGGTTTCAATGCCAGAAAAATCATTGGTTACCTTTACCATGCCAAAATTACCTGTGATTTCTGGATCGTAGTCCGTGATATAACATGTGTTATTAGTGTTGGACACTGCATATTTTCCAATAAAAACATGATCAAGGTCTTTGGTATTTTGTTCCAACAAAGCATAATTTTTAGGATGCGGTTCAAATGCATAGACTTTCTTGGCCACACTGGCAAATGCAGTGGTGTGATAACCTATGTTGGCTCCTATATCGTAGACCACGGAATTTTCGTTCAGCATGGCCAACAAAAATTCCAGTTCAAATTGGCTGTACTCTCCGTAGAGATCTAGACTGCGTCCAATCATTTCATCAGTGCTGTAGAAACTGAAATTGTTGCTGTATCTAGTTTTTGTAGATTTAATCATGAAAATACCTTTACTCCATATCTTGTTTCAAAACGGTCAGCATCTGCTCGATCATTGACCATGGGCTCGCCACGTATGTTCAAACTGGTGTTGAGCAACATGGGACAACCTGTTTGGGCGTACCATGCTTCCAACAACTTTCTTATGCCTGATCCATCCTTCGCCACAGTCTGTACTCGGCTGGTGCCATCAACATGACATATGGCAGGATAAAGATCAGGGTAACGACAGCCAGCTACTGACTGCATGAAGTCATGAGTATGCCAACCGCTAGGCATATCAAAATAATTGCCAGCCAGTTCAGCCAAAACAACAGGGGCAAAAGGTCGGAATTTTTGTCTGCGTTTGATTTCATTCACTCGGTCTTTAATTTCTGCACCTCGGGGGTCAGCCAGGAGACTCCGGTTACCCAGTGCTCTGGGACCAAATTCAGCGCGACCAGAGGCCACTCCTGCAATTCCAGTATCAAGTAGATGGCGCACAAGATTGTCAACAGGATAAGCACCGGGAATATTGTGACCAAGGTAAGCATTGTGCCAATGCAGACGCTTGCCATACGCAAGGGCAGCCGCACCCAGGCTTGACCCAGCATCTCCTGGGCAGGGCATGATCCAGACATTATCAAAGTATTCCCCTAGTTGTCTGTTGGCCAAACAGTTGAGTGCCACACCACCTTGATACACAAGATTGGTTGACCACTTGAAATCTCTAGCTCTACGCATGACATTGCCTATCAGGCGTTCTAACAATCGCTGAGCAGCGGCAGCAATGTCCGCATGATCAACACCACCCATGAATTTATCATTAACACCTGTGTGCAAGTTTTGTTTAAATTCTATGTTATACGGGTCACTGATCAGCACTGCTTCCATGAGATCATGGTAATGGTCATTGCCATACGCTGCCATGCCCATGGTAATATATTCTTCGTCTAGTGGGTGTAGGCCCACACGCTGAGTAATTGCACTATAAAAGAGACCCAGGCTGTGCGGATACTGCTGCCCCCACAGTCGTCGATACTGTGCTTGTCCTGATGCATCATACTCTGCTCCCCAGATTGATATAGTATCCCACTCGCCTATGGCATCAATCACCACCACGGTGGCACGGTCATATGGGCTGGTTTGAAAACCTCCGGCTGCATGTGAGAGATGGTGACTGTAACAACTGTGTGATGCTTTTGAAAAAAATCCTTTGAGTTGTTGCTCAAGTATTTGTTTTGTGGTCAACTTGTGCCACTCTATGCCTTGGCCACTGTACAATTGACGTAGTTGTTTTTTCCATGGCGTCTCATAGTAAGCCACATGATCGATGGCAAAATTTTTGTCACATGCGTCCAAGATTAGACCAAGGTTGATGTCAGCATCATTTTTCTTCTTGCTGTAGCGTTCTGCATGTCCAGCAAATACAATGTCACCTCGTGAATTGATCACTGTGGCCGCGGCATCATGAAAGCCAGCTGAGATACCTAAGATATTCATTTGTAGATAAAAGGATCTCGTTTGCGAAGTTCTTTTAATTTTTTACGATAACGTATTTCTAACGTGATTCTATCCCAAATTCTGCGTATCCAATTCATTTCAATCTCCTTATTTGTTGTTCAGCATAGTCTGGATCGCTCCAGCAATATTTATATGTAGCTTCAACTGAACTGGTTCGAATTTTATACACATCCAAATGTTCGGCCAGCTGTTGCCAAATACGGTTGTAGTCCAGGGTTCCAAAACTGCGAGAAAGATTGACTTGCGCTACTTTGGGATGCCCGATTGTCAAACTTTTATCGTCAGGATCAAATCCATTGTTTGTTAACCAGGCTCGGAATTCTGCAATTTTTTTAATTTGCCAATCATGTGCTCCGGGATCTCTAGCCCACTCAATATCAAAATCTCCAGCAGCTTCAATTTGATTGCTTAGGCTGGTTGTTATCAATTGGTCTACGCCGCTGCCTTCATCGTTGAACACTTCCCAATGTGTTTTGCTCACGGCCTTGTTCACGCCCACATACACTCCGCCTATTTTTCGATTCAGTGTCTCAATGCCAAACAGTTCGTAATCTTGAGGTTCTAGTGTGAATCTAGGAGCATTGAGCCAGCACATCAGCTGGCTGGGTCGCCGCCACTCAGGGGCTTGTATGACTTTACGCATGCTGAGCACAAGACTTTCATATTCATGACACAACAAGTTGAGTTGGCGTATATGCCAGCGTGTGCCAGCATCTGCTTGAAGCCAATAAGGACTCATGGCACCCGATTGTCCTTGCAGGTCTTCAAAGTAACGATGCAACCAATTCATTCGGGCATGGTTGACGCCAAGATCATCCTGTATGGTATCCGTCACTGTGAAATGGTCACGAATTGTGTAACCTAAATTGGCTGAGTTAATGGCTGAGATACTGGCGTTGATCTGATCAATGATGTATTCGGCTGTGCGTTTGCTTTCGGTCCAGCCAAGCCAACAGTAATTTTTTTCCAAATGCAAATCATTGGCAATGATGTCATTCAGTGCTGAGATCCATTTGCGGCTGAGACTGTTGTCTGCCACATCTATGTACACTGTTAGTTCACTGTTGTGCCCTCGTAGGGTCATTTCAATTTGGTCAAGCAATTTGATTCCACCATTCTAGTACCGCCGGACGACCTGCCAGGATTTCTGCCATGGTTGTGGGCTGGGTGCGTATGTTTTCTAATTGTAACACACGAGCCTTGCCTTTTGCAATGCCTTTGTGATATTGATCTGGCCATTGTTCTTCAAATGTAGGCCGCTGTTTCAATTGCAACAACATGTCGTGCAAGACTCCATCCACATCGGACGCCAATTCATCAATCCAGGGCTCGAGCAATGATCTAGGCATGGCCAGTGGACTCATCACAATGTCTGGCGTGAATGAAAATATCACTTTGGCCAGGACGTCAACTCCGAATTTTTGGGCAAGTTGTTTAATACGTGTAACTTCAAACATTCCGGGCAAAGTGAGCGTAAAGTCAATTCTGACTTGACGTCTGTGATGTTGGATCGCAACTGCTTGACCAAAATTGTCAAGCCACTGATCATAGTTGAGGCCCGTTCTAATGTATTCTCCAATTGTGCCTGTGCCGTCGAGGCTTGCACATATCTGCCAATCACGCAGCCCGCCAAGAATATCGCGATATAAATTAACACCTCGATAATCCACTCTGGATAAATTTGTATTGTATCTAGCATAAACACGTGGTCCATCCCCTAATTCAACTATGCGTTTCATGTAACGCCAGTGTTGTTCATACATGAGTGGTTCGCCACCTACCCAGTACACTTCTTCAACACGATGCTGTTCCACAGCCGCAGCAAATTCTGCTTCAACTTGACTGTCTTGAAATGCGGAAATTTCTTGTCGCACTGCGGGTTGCATCCAGGTGTTCTTGGGATTTGACCAATCTGTCATGTTGTGTTGACGTTGTTCGCTTTCCCAGCTTGAACTCAGCATGTCACCGCAGGTTCTACATTTGAAATTGCATAAATTTGAAAATCTATAATCCCAACTCACAGGTTGCATGGTGGTGTGGCCCGAGTCGTCTGTGGTCTCCCATATGTCAGGATACTTGTGCTTGAACAACTGCCAGAAATATGTGCGATAAACATCAGTATTCAACAGCTTGTTGTTGCACACTTGGCATTCGGGCAAGATTTCGCCTGCCATCATACGTCGACGAACACTCTGCATGTGTGGTGAATTCCAGTGCTGTTCTAATGTTATAGGAATATATTTGCCTGACCCTGCATCAGTATCTATGTATTGTTTGAAATTCTGCGCAGGCTCACGTGACGCACAACACATACGACGCTCGGTTTGCGGACTGAGGTAGGTATGCACCCAAGGTGCCATGCATAGACTCATTGGTAATCAATCAAGTCAGCAAATTCGGGTTCAACTGTGCGTAAGTTTTGATTGCGTTTACGATCCAAGTCTGCAATTTTCATACGCAACATAAATCCATCTGTTGACGCACCTGTATTCATGAAGTCCACAATGCGGTCAAACTCTTCACGGTACTGAGGCGGCACGTCTGCTGAGCGTAGATGTTCTGTGATTGCTGCCTTGGCAGTGTCTGGCAATGTGGCAATACTGAAGTACCAGGCATCGTGCATCATGTTCCAGTACACAAAGTCAAAACCTTGGGTCACAATCCAACGAGCCAGTTGATCAATGTAACGCACATTGAACACATTCACAGTACTACAGCATTGCAACCGCAAGTTGGGCATTTGAGTTTTTAGATACTGAAAACTTGTGATGTTGTCTAGTACCACAGCCCAATCTGCATTGGTGCGTTGGTACTCAAAACGTGCGCCTAGGTCATCAATGCTGAATGCAATTTCCACAGTTTTGAAATGTTTCCAAATTGCTTCGCCACGTACAGGATATTGTGTACCATTTGTATTGTAGTGTATTTCAACTTGATGTGCAATACCACGATCCACAATGCCTTGCAACATGTCAAAGTGTTCGTCGATCATGAATGGTTCGCCGCCAGTAAATTCAATGTAACGAATGTCTGTCAGCACCGAATCGATCTGTTGCCAGAACTGCTCATTCTCTCTAGGCCAGGCGCCGGCACGTAGCATTTGATATGCATGGCTGGACTTTTGTTGCTCACGTGGCAACTGGTTGATTTCTTCTGTGGCAAACTGACTGCTTGACCATGATCCACAGATGCGGCATTTCAAATTACAAATATTGCCCAGTTTCAAATCCAAGAACATCATGGGTTTGGCATCCGCGGTCCATTCTGTGTCTGCAATCGAATGCTTGAGTCGGTCCAAGGTGTGCATGCGTTTGCTGGTACGGCCACCGCGTTCTTCATTCCAACATTTGCGACATGTTTGTGGCTTTTTGCCCGCAAGAAATTGTTCACGTAATTCTCGCATGTGATTGGAGTTCTGTATGTCCGCAAAGTTGGCAGTGCTTAACTCAAACTTGTTACCGTTATTGTCCAGAATTTCATCATCAGCAAGACAACATGGACGCACTGTGCCAATTGGTGAAGCTTCGATACTGACCCAAGGCAGTACACAAAATTTATCGTGTGGTATATTCATTTCAATGCTGCCAATTCTGGAATTACATCCAAGATGTTTTCTTTTCTAATTGAATCCAGTTCATGTGTCTTGCGCCAAAATGTATCAATTAGATGTGTGTTGTCTGTGGCCATCATAAACTTGACAGCACTTTCAAAACCAGTTGTGGCACGTTGCAATGGGTCGTGACCTTGCAACCAGGCAATATGATCAGCAAACTTTGTTGCCAACTGCTCTTTGTATTCAACTGGTGCAATATCAATTCTGTAATGTGGCGGATCTTGTAAAATATTCACATTGATATCTTGTGGTTTGATCAGACCTTTTTTGACCCAGTCCTGATGAAAGTCAATCATGCTCCAGGCATTCATTATGCTCAAGGTTGGGCTAATATAAAAATCTACATCAGGACATATTGCCAACATTTCTTGGCGGTTGTTTTCTACCACTGTCCAGTCTGTGCCTTTACGAATGTATTCTGCACGTGGACCTGCGTCGTCAAGACTCGCGCCCACCGCCACTGAATCAAACTGTTTCCAGTATTCAAACACACTTTTGCCCTTGAGTTCCGTATGCGTGAAGTTGGTGTTGTAGATCAATCGCACATCAAATCTTTCACGACGAACCAGCTCTTCAAGAATGTTATAATGTTCTTCCATCAACAGGGGTTCGCCGCCAGCAAAGTAAATTTGTTCTACATAATCCAAATGTGGCTTCAGTTGCGACCACATGTCTGTTTCTGTGCGTCCTGCATAGTTGAGAACTGTGTTACGATCCTTCCAATCTCCGCCGGCCAATTTGGCTTGATCCTGGTACCATTGTGAGCTAAAGATGTGTCCGCATGAACGACATTTCAAGTTACATAGGTTACTAAAACGTATATCCCAATAGGTCATTTCAAATGGGTTCTCTTCCAATTTTTTTATGTGATGCCCGTGATGTTTGTTGGCCGATCGGCGTCCTGAAAAGAAACCTGACTCTTCCTGTTCATAACAACGTGTGCAGGCCGCATGCGGAGTCTCCGTCAGCATGTCTGTGCGCAGTTTTTGCATGGGCGTATCACGCCATATTTCTTCAAGTGTGTTTGTTCTACAGTTGCCCACAACACCAGGTTTCATTTCAGCATGGCAACAGGGATATGCTTCGCCTGTGGGATAGGCATGTAGATGTATCCATGGATATATGCAAAATGTTTTTGATTCGGTCAACAAGAATTTCTCACGTTCTGTGAGTTCTGTGGGTCGAATCAGATCAGTGCTGTTGTATTTGTATCGAGTCATACCATTCTTTTAATTTGGGAAATGCCTGAGCAAAGTCTTTACCTCGTCGTTGATCATACTGTATGTAAAACTGTTTAAAGTCATTCAACAACTTGGGCATTTCAAATGCTTCTGAGTGCGGGGTTTTGACCACATCCAGATAATCAATCAAGCGTTGTACATGATTGATTTCGTGTTCGTGCAGACAAGGATTGTTACGATTGCGGAACAACCAAGATTCCAACTGCAATCTATAATCATTACGTAGATTGTATGGCAGCACCAATGCACTTTGGAAACTGGGGAAACGTAGAATGTTCAATGTAAAGTTCAGTTGATCACGGCCATATCGTTGTTTCAATGTCAACATCATGTCAAGGTGGCTCACCAGACTGTCCAAGCACAAGGCATTGATGGTACACATCACATGCACGGCACTGACAAACCGGCCTTCCAACAAAAACAACACATTGTTGAACCATTGATCGTAGTCGAGGCCATCTCTAATATATTCGGCCTGTGTGAATGTTGCTTCCATAGAGGTATACAGATCCACCTTGGGCAATGAGGCAACTGACACAGCAAATTCTTTCATCTTGTCCAGGTCAATGCCAAGATTTGAATTGATGGCCAGTCGTGTGGTACTGCGTCCTTGATTGGTCTTGAACCACTCTATTAGTTTCCAGGTATAGCCTGACATCAAGGGTTCACCACCGGTTATTCGGAGTTCTTGGAGGGTTCGATGTAGGTCTCGTTCCCACCATTCAAAGAAGGCTTCTACGTACGGATTAGCTTCACCGAATTTATAAAGTTGAGCACTATCATGAGTGTGAGTAAAATGGTTCCTGCCATCGCTAACCAGTCCCACATAAGCACCATTTTTCCGGATATCATTGACCCAAGTGGAACTAAAAGCAGGATTGCAATAAGAACAAGCAAATTGACAAGTGCGATCGAAACTGATTTCCAGCGTTCTAAGATTGACATCATGTTCAATGGGAGTTTTAACAGCTTCATTCAGGGCCTCTATGGGATAAATTTTACTTTTGTACACACGATCGCTCACAGCATCGGTGTGCATGTCTTCGATCTTCCAGCAGTACTCACAACCTGAGGGACGTTCGCCAGACAACATCTTGCGACGGTCCGCCTTCTTTTGATCGGTATTGTGCAGCAGCCTAGAGTTGAGTTGAACTTTTTCACGGTCCACCAAATGAGCTGGCGGGTGATGGCAACTTGTGGTCTGCCCACTTCCTAACCAAATGGTAGCATTGTACCATTTCGCTGCACAAAAACTTGAGGACACAGGGTCCAACACTTGCTGTTTAAATTCTAAATCGTTCATTGATGTATTGGGTTAATCGGTCAGGAAGTTCTGCACGTTCACGAGCATTGTGCTCACGAAGATGTTGGTAATTGTATTTACAAATGTCTTCGGCTGACTTTAAGAAACTGGAAGCACTATTGTAACATATATCTGCTACAACGTCAACTATTCTATTGGCACGATCTGCGGGGTCATCTATTGAATCAAATGATTCATCAATCAGGTGCCCAAATGTGCGGAATCCTGCTGCGTGTAAATCTCTGTAGTAACCTGCATTGGCAGCTGCCACAAATGGATGACACATGATCATTGGCTTCCAGATCTTTTCTGTGCGAAAGGTGTGCGGGTAGTCAAATATGGTTTCTGTTACCACACTGAAACAAGTGTCTACATAGGCCAATGGGTTTACAATGGCATCACCCCAGGTATGACCAAACAGATGATGTTTGACAAATCCCTCGGGCACTGTGTCCATGTTAGGCACTGCACGGGCAATTTCGTACTGTGCAGGCAGCAATCTAATGGGTTCGTCCAGTTGAGTGTGTAATCGACTGGTCCAGGTCATCTCCACACGATCACCAAGATTGGTCCATAGCGCACGATCCAACAAGTCACGGCCTCTAAATGCATCTATCAAATACTTGCGGTGTGGACGCAGACGGCCATTTAAAAATAGGAAATCATAGGGCTTGTCCCGGCCTTGTACATTGTGGCCAGCAGCATCAAGATTTTCCAAATACTCCACAATGTTGGAAAAGTAACTGTCTGTTCGGCAATAGTTCCATCCTGGTTCTAGGTTACCAGATGTCAGTAGCCCGATACGGCCATCACGTACATAGTCTGCTATTAGCAGTCTACGCAGTTGTAATAGTATTGTTTCACTGCCTTCGGCAGGATTGGAAAACACAACATGTCCAGGATGCTGTGTGGCCCAGTCAGTTATGGCCTGCCAGTTTTCTTTTAACACAACTCTACCTACTATGTATACCACTTCAGGATCTAGTTCTGCAGGCCATTGCCAAAAGCTCTCATCTGCATAGGGCTTGAGCAGGTCCCATACTTCTGCCCACTCATCCACAATGATTTTATGCTTGCCGAGCATGATATGCGCACTCCTCCCACCAGGCTCGCATCTCAGGGAATGTCTTCAAAAAGTTTGTGCCACGTCTTCGATCATGCTCGCTAAAGAAACGGTAAAAATCTGCTCGGGCTCGAGAGTGATCGGTCAACTGCGCTGCTCTCATCCAGGCAATGTCACGGTCCAGTCTGTGCAGTTCATAGTCTTTGAATCCCTTGAACGGTGCCTCTTCTGTTTCAATTTGACGCACCATCCAGGCCCACAACCATTCCAGTTTTTCTGCATAACTCTCAGGCAAGATTTGTAGGCTCTGCCAGGCAGGTTCACGCAGCACAGGGGTGTCGAACCACACACGTTGATATGTATGGCTATACACCTTGCGCAGGCCCAGTATGCCGGCAAACAATTTGTCCAAACTGGTCACACTGAGATTGTTCATGGTAATGATGAATGTGAGACTTGAGTAGTTGGGCACTTGTGTAAGAAATTGATTTACTCGATCCCACAGCAGATCAAAGTCTAGACCGTCACGCATGTACTCTGCTTGTTCACCCCAGCCATCCAGGCTCACATACTGCATAAAGTGTTCAATGCGCCCGTCGCATATTTGTTTTACATATGCCAGGTACTTTTGCCAGGATTTTTCATCTACTGAAAAGTTGCTGGTCACATTCAAATGCAGTCGGGGACTGGGGTTGGCCAACACATAATCAAACACCCGATAGGTATTTTTATCCATGAGTGGCTCACCACCAGTCATGCGGAAATGTTCTAGGTGTGGATACAGTTCAGGCCACCATTGCCAGAAGGCCTCAACATAAGGGTTTGATTCTCGAACGGGAATAGCACGGCGACTGCCAGCAAAATGCTCAGGAGCATTATGAGGCACCAGGGTAGGATATGCTCCATGTCTAGCGACTTCATCTGCCCATGAACTGCTAAACTGAGGGCTGCAATAACTACACCGCAGATTGCAAGCGTGATTAAAATTAACTTCAACATAACTGGGAACGACATCTTCTTCTCCTGTGCTGTTCTTTATTGATTCAAAATCCACTGCGGCCCAGGGCTCACCTGATCGATAGTGACGATCACTAAGTTTGCCTTCATTTTCCATATTCCAGCAGTATTGGCATTCTGTAGGTTTCTCCCCTGCCAGCATCATCCGGCGTTGCTGTTTTTTATAATTTGTGTTGTGTAATGCCGAAACATCTATCTTGATTTCGTCCGGATTGATGGCATGTAGTGGTGGATGATAGCATGAGTTGTTCATGCCCGTGGTCAAATGCAAGCTAACCTGTTTCCATTTGGCCAAGCAAAGTGCAGGGCCCAGTTGCTGTTTCATTTGCTCAGCAGAGCTGAGAAATTTACTCTTGTTGTCTACTGACTCGTCACCTTTGTTCATATTTTTGCAATGGTATTGTTCCAAGATTGTTGTGATAGTATCTGACGATTATGTTGCAGAGTGTATTGCATGTCCCAAAACATTGTTTCTCTCTGGCCAAGCGTCATGGCAGATATTTCATCTATTACTGCTAATATTCTTAACAATCTTTCTCCGCCTTCGTAGCCATCATAATCTTCAGACCAAAAATCAGCAAAGGTTCTGAATCCCATTTGTCTAAGATAAGCCAAATAGTTTACACTGGCAAAAGCCAAAAACGGTTTTCCTAACAGCATGGGTCTCACTGTTTTTTCTGTAGGAAAAAACGTGTTGCCAATCACATGACTTTCTACTACTACATCAACCAAAATGTCACGGTACAACTCAGTCAATGGATCATTGTAAAAATACCCCTGAGTGCTTGTGTATTGATCTTGCGGTGACAATAAGATAGGCAACTTGGGTAACAATTTACTTGCTGATTCTACACTGAGCAAGTTCCATGATAATAATTTATCAAACTCAAATTGCACAAGGTTATTATCAGTCACACTGGCACTAAAATGTATAAGACTTGATTCAGCATGGTATTGCTGTAAATATCCTGCCAATGCCAATCTCCCTGCAGTGGGTCTATGATACAAACATAAAAAAGTTTTTTCGCCGGTGTATTCACGTTGTAGATCAGTTATAGAAGCTTGGTGATCAAACCAAAAGTCTTTACCTTTGTGAACAATGGTATATTGAGTATGAGTTTCTAATGGGTTCCACGTTTTTATATGTACTGATTCAAACTCAAAACAATCCAATATTTTATACAATCCAAGATTATGCAAACATATAGCTTCTGGCTGAATGTCAATGATAATTTGTTTGTGTTGATGCTGCATAAGATATTGAATTAATGCTGTAATATTCCATATGCGATCACTTGTACACCCTAAAATATACATTACCAACCTTCTTGTTGGCGGATCACATCAATCTCTCGCACCATGATACCACGATTTGACCAGTTTGACCGATAGTGCTGTTTGAAAAATTGACTCTGTTCCGCTTCGAATATGGCCATGGGCAGGTTCAATTGCCCATGTAACTCTTCGGACACACGCCCGCCCAGCAGTCTGGGGTCTGAATCTTTGACTGTGTTCCAAAGTTCAGCCAGGGCATCAAAGTCTTGTACCAGCCGATGATCCCAGTTTGTGAGCATGGTCATATAAGTGCCTTGTCTGGCGCCGGCCATGGCCCAGTGGCCGTTGTTGACGTCAGCACCAATGTTGTGCCATATGGTCAGGTGATCCAAGTTGCGTTGGTGTACTTGCACTTGGAATTGTTCTACTGTGGGTCGTGCGCCTTTGTTCAGGCACATCTTTACACCTTCACGGAAGCCGGCACGCCAGGCTTGAAATGCCGACCCATTGGGATATGTGGTTGAGTAACAATCGTACATGGGCCAGTACATGGGGTCAAAACAAAATTCCACTTCGGTTTCTGTACGCCCGTCGGTGGCTTCGTGTGTGCGCATGTTGAACACAAACTCTCGTGTCCATGAACTCAGGCCACCATTGCCGTACATGAGTCCGTTGATGTGATTGCGGGCACGCCAACGAAACACTGCCTGCGTCCAGTCTGGTGTGCTAAATGTCAGTGTTTGATTGAAGAAACTAGCATCGGGAATGTTATCGCCGTCGATCAGGATAAAACGCTCGGTGGTGCTGGCAGCAGCAGCGGCTTTGTGTGCAGCGTCTGACCCTTTGACGCCGTCCACTCTAACAGCCCAGGGCACCATGTTTTTGATACGCACCCAGAACTCTTCTTTTTCAGGTTCGTCATAACTGAGATACACACAGTCTAGATCTGCAATGTCAATTTGATTCATATGTTTTTTTACTCCAGCGAATATGGGGTTGATCCTCAGCAACGATTACAGCGACATTGTTAGGATGACAAGGTGTGCCACAGTTGCCAGGGACCAATTTTGTTGTGGTCAACCATGTTACCTCTACCAATCGGCCGTCGCGCACACGCACATTGGAGGCATTGGTATGGTATTGTTCTTGGCTGATCTCAATGTATGTACCAGGTTCGTCTGCCATGCTGTAGAATAGCGGGTGTCCTTGATCATCATGATACAAGCGATAAAACACTGGCTGGGGTTCTGGTGTATTGTGCAATATGGACCAAAATTCTTCAGGTGTCATGCTCGCCAATCTTTAGCATTGTAATGAAACGCACCTGTCTGTGCCACGGTTTGTATGCGCAGTCGCAGATCCTGATATTCCCATACCAGTTCTTCGGGCCAGCGTTCAGTGGCAGTACCTGCAATATGTCGTTTCATATGCACAATCTTGGGGTATGTGCTGAATGGCATGGTCACACGCTCGGGTCCCATGATTTGAGCTGCTATGGCATACACCAGGTCAGTCGACGGTGTTTCATCCGGAAATTTTATGAGTTTTTTAAACTCTGCCCAGTCGGAAAATATGTTGCCTACCCAGCCAAAGAACTCCCGAGCGGTTTCGCTACGCCGCCAGTAGGTCACCGCGTTGTACACGTCTGGCAAGTGGTTCATATCAAACACTCGTCTGTAGTTTCTTGCTGTGCTCACACGACCCTGCCAGTCTCTACAGCCGGTTGATATCACAACATCACGATGTCTAAACTGATCCCACCAATGAGCAATAGGACTCACAATCCACATGTCTGCTTCCAGTTTGATGGTTTCACGAAATGGTGTGAGTTTAAACAGTTGTGCATCGTTGGCATAGGGATTGGCCTGCGGCACAAGTTGTCTGTGGTGATCGTACAAGGGATCAGTGTAGGGGCTGTCTGTGACCAGGCAGATACGTGCTGACGGATCCCAGTAGCGTATGGTCTTGGCCAAGGTTCTGGCACAGTCAAGATAGTCAACTGTGTCGCTGTTGACAGCAACAATTAAGTAACCTTGTTCATCAATGGGCTGCAACTATCACCTCCAGGTGCCGTTTACACATGGCATGAAAATCTAGTCCAGCCCAACTCAAAGTTTTGATATGACCTTTAGAGTTGGTGTACGTGACTTCATAATGATCTTGTTCAACACAAGTCAGCCCATGATCTGGCATGACATTGAGCATGGGCCAATATATTTGATGAACTGATTGTTCAGCACCGGCTACCAGGCCAAGGGCCATGCTCAGGGCATAGTCATTGCGATAGTTGCTTTGATGAATGCCGTACAAGTCCCGGTAGTGTTGCCAGTTGTTGCGTATCATTTGCATTGAATCAAATATATATTGACTCACTGTGCCACGACGGAACATCATCACAGTGGCCCACCACATGGGCATTCGATACTCACCAAATGTGTCAATCATAGTCATATTGCTGGGATCAAATGCATCCCGAAAGGCTGCAAATTGTTGCGGTATTTTCAGCATGTCTAGTAACTTATTGCCGGCTACCACATAGTCAGCATCCAACACTATGGTTTGATCAAACGGTGACAGTTCGTACGCATTGATGCGTCCAGCATTGTGCCAGGTCACTGTGGTACCGTAGTCCGCAAAGTGTCTGGTTCCACCAGTGTCTGGTGCTGTGACAATGATATGTTCAAATTTGTACTGTGCAGCGGCTGCAGGATCGTCTGTGACCACGGCCACAGGCAAGTTCAGGTGCCTGCGAATGTTCCGAGCACTCCATGCTGCTATGGCAATGTAATTCGTAGATTCATTGTTGAATGCAAAGATTATAACACCTTGAGTCAACGACGTTGGCTTAGCTGGTCCCATTCTACTTTCCATGCGTTCATTTGCTCTTGCCAGCGTTCATGTGCCAGGGCAAACAATTCAGTCACAGTGATTTGTACTGGAGTTTCGTACAAGTCCAATATCACCACATCCTTGTCTTGTGCGCAGGCCAACAGTGTGGTCAAAAGGTCTGGTCCTGCTCGCCACATTCCTCCGGCGTGAGCAAATACCATACGTGCTTCGTACTTTTCTTTTAGCACCCGTCGAGCGGCTGCGTGATCAAATCTTGCTCGTGCGTGAGCAACCAAGGCTTCAGTGTCCATAAGTTATTGTACAGGAGAATTAGAAAAAAGTAAAGGGGCAGTAGCCCCTTTTGGTTAAGTTGTTGTGGCCGCCACAGCGGGTGTGCCCCAACTGGCAGTGAGATACGTAGTTGATGGTGGGTAGTATGTGCAAATGGTACAGGGTGCTGTGCCCGGTGTTGCGCCCGAAGCTGCTGTACCGCCCGAAATTGGATCCCCGTCCACCGCTGACCACAGTGTTGTGAATGTCAACACTGTGGAGCCTGAATTAAGAGCAACACTGTGTTGGATAAAGTTTGATGTGTAGGGTGCTGTGTCAGCAAACTGTTTGTAGATGATTGTGGCTGCGCCGCCCGGGGTCAAATCGTAGAAACCAGTTGTGGTTGTGAGAGTTGCTGGAGTACCAGTGCCGCCAATCTTGGTTGTGCCTGTGTAGCTGGTGCCTGCAATGACTTGTGTGCTGGTGCCTGTGGTAAAATAAATGTCGCCGCACAAGGTGGTGGCCAAGTCGTTCCATTCTGGATCACCAGTCTGGCCCGTGGCTGATTTGGCCACGTCCAACTTGATTGAACCACCTGCATTGAAAAAATATCTAGCAGCGGCCGCTGATGCAAATGTCACTGTGTTGGTAAATGTGATAGTCCAGGTAGCTCCTGAAGTTCCAGCAGTTTTAGAGTTTGTGCCGGTCCAACCAGTGAACTGGCTTCCCTGAGCCGCAGCATTGTTTCTATTGGTAGTAACATTGGTCAAGTCTGTGTTTACCGCAGACAAAATACTAATGGTTTGTCCGGCCACAGGTGCTGATCTAGCAGTGATAGCGGTGTTGGTTTGTGAGCCCATGCTGGCCAAGGTGTTGACCAAGGTGGCCCACTGTGTGGCAGTTACGGTACCTGCTGCCGACACTGTGCTTAGTGCTGTTTGTCCCCAACCTTTGTCACCTGAACCTGTGCTCCAGACATCATTGATGTTGGCACCTGCGGTAGTGCTAACAAAACCGTTGTAGTCAGTGGCCTGTATTAGTTGTCCGGATGCGTATGTCATTTTTATATTCCTAAATTTTATTTTATAGTTACCACAGCCTGCGTTAATTCTGCAATTTCACTGTGTTTATCTTGTAAAACGCGGCCAATCACATTGAATGCAGTGGCTTCGCCCGCTGCTGCTGCTCGAGCCTGGCCGTTACCTGCTGATACCAATCTGTCGCCTTTGACCGCTGTGCCTACAACCAGCACTGGAACTCGACCAGTCAAGGCCACAGCAGGGTGTGTGTCATCCGTGCCTGCACCACCGTTCAACAAGTGTGCCGGATCACTACTGATCACTCCAAATACTTTTTCACTCAACTCAGTTTGAGCACGACAAATTTCTGCTGAGCCGCCAATTTCTACCACGGTGCCGGGCTCAAGTGGTTGGTCTGACGCAAAACGTTCTGCAACGTCAGCATACAGTGCTGTGGTAGCTGTGGCAAACAGTCGATTGAAATAGTTTGCATTGGATCCAATATTGCCCACTGCGTTGCTGCCTGACTTGCTGATGCTGGCCACATTGGCGGTGTTGACATATAGAGTGGTGGCGTCAATTGTGACCACTGCATCTGTACCAGCCACACCCACGGTAACACTGCCACCACTGGAGCCAATTTTTACATTTGAAGAACCATTTTGAATCTGTGTGACCGAAACCGCTGCTGAAACATTTGATAACAATCCGCCGTCGCCAAGGAAAAAGCTGCCCGATCCAGAAGTGATATTGGCACCAGTGATTGAGCCTGTTGCACTTATTAATCCGCCGGTACGAACGTTGCCAGCTTGCACATTGCCAGTGGCACTGACTGTAGTAGCCGCGGCCAGTGTGGTTGACAAGTTGCCGCCAGTGATGTTGCCAACTGCCGAAAACTGTCCACCAGTCAATACATTGCCGCCAGTGATGTTGCCAGTGGCACTGACTGTGGTGCCAACAGTCAGTGCATTGCTGACTGCAAATGCACCAGTGGCGCCTACAGCTTGTGCCACATTGAATGTAGCACCGCTGACATTGGCCTGAATGACCAAATTACCGCCTGAAATATTGCTTTTGATATTGGCATCTGTAGAAGTGGTATTGACATTGAACACATTGGCTGATCCCACAAACAGACCAGTATTGTTTTGTACACGCAGGATACCAGTTGTGGCAGTGTTGGTATCACTGCGCATGAATTGAGAACTGTCTAGACTGTCCAGAGTCTGAGCATTGGTGGCATCGCCTGCAAACACAGGACTGCCACTGTTGTACAATGTGATACCATTGTATATGGTAGGAAATGTTGACACAACAGGGGCAGCCGGAGTAAAACTAGCATCTTTGCTCACAATAGCCACCCTTGTATTGTTCACATACAAGCTGGTCACAAAATGCGGTGTTGCACCTGAGTCATTGATGGTTTCAGGAATAGCGCCGGTGGTGCCTTGACTTTGGGTGTAGGCCGGGCCCACTGTGATAAAGCCTGATCCTGAATAAACTTTGAGTTGTTGATTCACTGTGTCATACCACAAGTCGCCGGTTACGTTACTGACCGGTGCTGTTGCAGAAGCTGTGCTAGCCGTCATGACTTTGAAAGTTGTACCATTGTAAACTTTCAACAAATTGTTTGTCTTGTCCCACCAAAGCTGACCAGTCAGCGGCGAGGCTGGAGCTGTGGTGTTTGCACCACTTTCCAACAAATGTATAAAGTTGTCGTCTAAAAATTGCCCGTAGCCAGCATAATTTTTACCCACCAAGGTCATTGAACTTGATTGGTTGATGGTACCGTCAGCAATGGAAGCAAAAATTGTGCCGTCGGTTAGATTGATTGTGTATGCCATGTCAGTTACCTGTTTATAGTTTTATATTTATACAGCGTTGATATTGCTCAAATTCTTAATATCCGCCGCTGCTTGATCCGCCGCTGCTTGATCCGCCGCTGCTTGATCCGCCGCTGCTTGATCCGCCGCTGCTTGATCCGCCGCTGCTT